TCAGGCATGTCAATGCTTCTAGGTGCTGCCTCTTTAAATATTAAAACAGTCATAAAGAATTTAGACGATTTCCTTTTAAAGCCTTTAGGAGAGTCTTACTTTCAGTGGAATATGCAGTTCCTTGAAGCTGAAGTAGACGTTCAAGGAGACTTAGAAGTAAAAGCCACGGGTACAAACAGCTTAATGCAGAAAGAAGTAAGGTCACAACGTTTAACTACGTTCTTACAGACTGCACAGAATCCAGCTATTGCACCTTTCATTAAAATGAACAAGCTAATTGGTGAGCTTGCTTACAGTCTTGATTTAGATCCTGATGAACTAATGAACGACCCTGAAGAAGCAGCTCTAATGGCTCAAATAATAGGACTTCAAAATAATGCTGGACAAACAACTGGCCCGGAAGCTGGCCCCACTGGTCAACAACCCGGAGGCATGGGAACCCCTGAAGGAGTACCTCCAGACGCTCAAGGACTTGGAGCTACAGGTACTGGCGGTGGCAACGTCGGAACTGGAGCTGTACCGCAGCCAGGGGAGGCTGAATTCTCTGGTACGCCTAGAGCAGTTGAAGGATAACATTAAAGAAGCTATGGGGAGGAAAGATAATGGCTGAAAATACAATGTCTTCAAAAGATCGCAAAAGGGCAGAAGAATTTCGCCAAAAGCTTATAGATAGGCAGCAGCCTAGTGTCTCTCCTACGAAGGATGAGGCTTCTATTATACGACAATCTATCGATAGAATCAATAAGCTGGCTCCAGAAGAATTACTCGAACTGAAACAGGCTGAAGAAGATGCTGCAATGGATAAAAATATGCTAAGAGCTATCGATAGACATACTTCAGCCGAAGGAGGCCCATCAATGCTAGTACCACCTGAAATGGAAGAAACAGAAGAAGAAGAAATGCCATTAGATACTTATACGCCTGACGAACAAGCAATGGCAGAACAAGTACCTGATGAAGAAATGGAAGATGACCATTTAGATTTTGTCTTAGGCGAAACCTTAGATGAATCAGAACAAGAATATTTAATGAATGCTTTAGAATCAGACCCAAAACTTAACGATATTTTCGATAAGGTAATAACGTCTGCTTCTGAGTTTTCTGGGGCTGGCGAAGTTGAAGGCCCCGGAACTGGTGTGTCAGACTCGATCCCGGCAAGACTGTCGGACGGAGAGTTTGTAGTCACCGAAGAAGCCACCGATGAGATTGGCGCAGATAATCTTCAAAAAATGATGGATGATGCTGAACGTGAATCAGAAAGAAACGGTGGTAAAGTGAGATATGCAGGAGGAGGTTTACTTGATGACCCTACTGACCCTTATGGGGATGGAAGGGGCGATCCTTTAGCAGAAGATGATGATGATGAAGAAATTCATCGCTCTATGCTAGGTGCTAATCAAATGCCTAGTCTTGTAGGATCTCGAAGATAGGAAAACACAAATATATACGGCTACCTTGTATCACACAAGCCCCAAAATTTTTAAAAGACGTTTTAAATTGGCTACCTTGAACAAGATCACACAAGCCCCGTAGAAAAGGAGAGTATTTTATGTCCGAACAATATGTGGAGGAGGAAGAAAAACAAGAAGTACCGAACCCCTATAATAGAAAGAAGGCTTGGCATAAGCCCGATGGCCCTAAACGTGCAGACGCAGATGGCCTCTATTATGAAGAGGATGAGGACGAAGACCGCCCCAAAAAGAAGGCCACCCGCAAACGAAAAAAGAATGCGGCCCCTAATGATGATAATGACCAAAACACTAACTATAAAAAGAGGTACGACGATTTAAAGAAACATTATGACTCTAAACTTTCTGAGTTTAAAAGGAGAGAACAAGAACTTATTGAGGACGCAAGAGAATCTGAACCAGATTATCAAGCTCCAAAATCTCAAGAAGAACTTGAAATGTTTAGACAGAACTATCCCGATCTGTACGATACGGTAGAAACTGTAGCACACATGCGAAGTCAGCAGGAAGTAGAAGCTTTAAAAGGAAAGCTCTCGTTCATAGAACAAAGAGAAGCTGAAATTGCAAGGCGAGAAGCTGAATCTGCGCTTCATGAACGCCATCCAGACTTCGAAGAGATTCGAGGAAACGATGGCTTCCACGAGTGGGCTAAAGAGCAACCGAATCAAATACAAGGTTGGATCTATGATAATCCTGATGATGTAACTTTGGCCGTTAAAGCCTTAGATCTTTATAAGTTAGAAACTGGACAAGGACAGCAAAGAACTCAAAAGAACCGTTCAGATCAAAGGCGACGTAAAACATCGTCATCCGCAGCAGATATTGTCTCAACCAAGACAACCTCTGTAGATGCACGACAGCCTCGTGTCTGGACAGAAAGTGAAATTGCGAAGATGTCCCTAGATCAGTTTGATAAGCACGAAGAGGATATTCGTGAAGCTATTTCTGAAGGGAGAGTTCGTAAAGGATAATCTTTTCTACTTATTATTAGGAGTAATTTAATATGGCTTATAACCAAAGTGATCAATTTTTTGAACCCTCGACAGATACGGATGCCAACTTCGGTAATTCGGTATCTGGACAGACTAACTCGTTTTTCCTGCCCAAGGTATATTCAAAGCAGGTACTCAACTTCTTCCGTAAGGCTTCTGTAGTTGAAGCTATTACCAATACGGATTATGCTGGTGAGATATCTGGTTTTGGAGATACGGTCAGGATCATCAAAGAACCAACCATTACTGTTTATCAGTATGAGCGTGGGCAAAATGTAACGCAGTCTAAACTGACTGATCAGGAGATCAGCTTAATCGTTGATACTGCCAACGCATTCAAGTTCATCGTTGATGATATTGAAACGAATATGTCACACGTTAACTTTCGTGACGTAGCAACCTCTTCAGCAGCTTACGCTTTGCGTGATGCTTTTGATGCAGGTGTTATTGCCGCAATGATTGCAGGTGTCTCTGCTGCTAGTCCTAACCATATTCTTGGTTCTGACAACGCAACAGACCTTGCTGCTGGTACTTTCGACGGTACTGGTAATCTTGACATTGGATTTGGCTCTTCTGAGCATGACCCAATTGATGTTCTTTCTCACATGGCTCGTCTGCTTGACGAATCTAATGTGCCTGAAGAAGGTCGTTGGTTTGTAGCAAATCCAGAGTTCTATGAAGTTCTTGTACAAAGTTCCTCTAAACTCTTATCAGTAGATTACAATGCTGGTCAAGGCTCTATCCGTAATGGACTAGTAAGCTCTGGCAAGCTGCGTGGTTTTGATATGTACAAGACCAATAACATAGCGTCAACTAGTAATGCTGCTGGTCAGTGTATTGGAGGACATATGTCTTCTACTGCTACTGCTCAAACGATTACTAGCACTGAAGTTATCCGTGATCCCGACAGCTTTGGCGACATTGTACGAGGACTCCATGTATATGGGGCCAAAGTACTGCGCGACGATGCTCTTGTGTCAGCGTTCTACGGAATTGACTAAAAAAGAAATATGGGAACGGGGGAGTCTATAAACGGCTCCCCTTGAACCTTACTCATTTAAATAATTGATAAGAGGAAAAGAATATGACAATCGTAAATATTAGAGACACTGGACGTAATTCAGCAAAGACGAGTGATGTCCGTGAACTCGCTGAAAAGGTTCAGAAGCCCTCTGATACAGAGGCAATTACAGCGGCAAATACTATTACTGCTGCTGAGTCTGGTACTCGTTTCGTTCTGAATACAGCAACTGCTAGAATCCAAACTTTACCATCTCCTGCCGCAGGGCTTGAGTATTGGTTTTATGTTGGCGCTACAGAACCCACAGGTACTCATACTATTGTAACAGCTTCAAGTGCTAACATCATCGTAGGCAATGTTTCTTCACCGGAAGATGCCGCAGGTGCTGTAGCGACTGTTACAGATGCAGATACTATCTCATTAGTAGCAAGTAAAGCTGTTCATGGTGATTATGTCCATGTATGGTCTGACGGTACTAACTGGTATCTTGATGGTATGTGTAAAGTACAAGACGGTATTACAACTACTCAGGCTAGTTAATAAATGCCACAGATAGGAAGCGAAGAGAAGCCCGTGATGTTTCGGCAAGCAATTGTCTCTAAAGACAGTCGCTTCAGGAAGGGGTTTGATAAAGCTAAGTACGATACAAACTATGATCTCATCTTTAGAAATAAAGGTGATTCTGAGCTTGATATGGCCCGTTTAAAATCTAAAACATTTAGCAGCGAACAGGACTAATATACTATGCACATATTAAGTTTTAAAAGTGTACAGGACATGGAAAAGGCATGTGCTTGTAAAAATAAGAAACGATGAGAGTAGAGGCTCCTAAAGGCTATCATTGGATGAAATCTGGAAAGTCCTTCAAACTTATGAAGGATTCTAAAGAAGGCTACAAGTCCCATAAAGGTTCTACTAAAATTGCAAACTTTAAGGTTGGAAAGAAATAACAATGGCTACTACTTATTTAACATTGACTAATGAGCTTTTAAGAGAGTTGAACGAGGTAGCTTTAACTTCTGCAACCTTTGCTGCTGCGATAGGCGTACAGCAGCACGTTAAAGATGCAGTTAACAGATCTTATTTAGATATTGTAAACGAAGAACCTCAATGGCCTTTTCTATCTACAGCAGAGAGTGGCGCTACTGATCCTATGTACGGTAATACGTACGTAGAAACTGTAGCAGGTACACGTTGGTATGAGTTAAAACCTGCTAGTAGCAGTATCACAACTGACTATGGCTACATAGACTGGGATAATTTCCTATTAACTACTGTGGGTGTGTCGGGTGAATCCGCACCGTATACTATCAATAATATTAGGTATACGACTACAGAAGACTGGAAAGATTATTTTAGAACCAGTGAGAATAAAGACGATTCAGACACTCAGACCTATGGCGTTCCCGCTAGAGTCATAAGGAGTCCTGATGCTCGTAAGTTCGGCTTAAGCCCAATACCAGACCAAGTATATAGGATCTGGTTTTTTGCTTTTGATCTACCTACACAACTTTCGGCACACGGAGATGCAATAGTGTTTCCTGATGTTTACATAACAGTCCTTTTGGCTAGAGCAAGATACTATATTCATCAATTTAAAGAGAACCCACAAGCTGCGGCTTTTGCGCTCGATGACTATAAGCGGGGTTTAAAACTAATGAAGCTGCATCTTATGGAGCCGACACCAGGATACTTTAAAGATGATCGTGTGAGGTTTGTTTAATGTCCCAGCCTTGGGGGTATTCCTGTACAGGCGGCTTAAACGTCAACCTAAACCAGCTAGAGATGCTTGCACAGCCGGGACTGGCTACACGGCTTAGGAACTTTGAAGTAGATCCAGATGGAGGCTATAGGCGAGTAGATGGCTTCTCGTTATTTGGGGATACTAAGCCCAATAGTTCTGAGACAATCTTAGGCATGGCAGTCTATGCAGACGGCTTAATAGTTTGTTCAGGGACAGGAATCTTCTTTAGTCAAGATGGTGAAGATGCTTGGCTACAGCTTAATAGAGCGAGTGTTGATTCAGGAGGAGATGACTACAGTACCTTTACAGGCCGTTCAGTAGCAGCAAGAACGAGTCAAGGAAGATGTTCTTTTGCACTATACGAAGGTACTTCAGATTATGGAGAGATTGTAATATGTGATGGTGTCAACGAGCCTTTCTTGTTTCAGATGACAGGTACGGCTGGCTTAACAACACGAACCTTTTTTGCTAAAGAGATTACAGTAAGTAGTACATTAGGCCCTGCTATAGGCGTTATACACGATAAACATTTAGTAGTTGCAGGAGCTTCTACAGCTAAGAACACGATATACTATAGTGGCACTAACGACATAGATAGCTTTAGCAGTTCAGGATCAGGAAGTATAGTAATCTCTGATGGCGTAGTAGGACTTGCAAGCTTTCGTAGTGATTTAATTATATTCTGTAAGAACAGTATACATAAGCTATCCAACATAAA